CAGCTCCGTCCGCTCGATCGGCATGAGAGCCCAGTACATGCTCCGCGCCGGCCACTCCACCCCCGAGGTCTGCTCCACCCTCAACATCGACGGCGCCTCCCTCAAGCTCGCCCTCTCCGCCGTCCAGTCCCTCGACCACGAAATCCAAGACTTCCGCCTCCACGTCTGCCCCCGTCCCACGCCCTGGGACGTCCTAGAGGCATCCGAGGAAAACTAGGGGTACCACCTCGGTACAGCGGTTTACTATCATGGCGACGGGAGCTTTTTTTAACAGCCTCAACTTTCGCTTCTATGTGAAGATCGGAACTACAGCTTCCACCGCACCAACTGCCTCCACCGGCATGACTGAGGTGCTCTCACTGACCAACGCCGGTATCCAAGGTAGCTCCACAACTCAGGACGTGGTAGACTACCAAAGCACCCAAGGATTTACCGCCGCTCTCGTTACACAACAATCGTACAACATCCCCTGTACGATGAATCTCAACCTGAACGACGCAGGCTACGCTATTCTAAAAGAAGCCGCACTTGACGCCGCAGATGGTAAAACTGTCGAGTGGTACCGTGAGTCCCCCGAGATGAGCGCCACCGGCGACCCCGAGTACCACTCGGGCGTGGCCTTCGTCACCGACTTCAGCGAAAACATCGAAGCCGGCAACATCGCCCAGGTCACCTTCACCCTGACCGGCTACGGCGCCTACACCTGGGTGGCCGAAACCAACGTCTGATCCCCCACCCACCGCTACACTGACAACCGAGGTTCTCCAAAGCCGGTCCCACGACCGGCTTTTTCATTGCGCCAGCTCCTTCCACCGCGCCACAAAGAACCGCAGCGGCGGCTGCGCCTGGAACGCTGGCGTGATCCAGTCTCTGCCGGGCTTATTCGTATCCGGGAACTGCTCGTTCGGATAGCGCGTCCCTAGCGGATTGGTGTACCCCCCGTAATCCCCACCACGCAACACCACCCCCGAATACGGTGCCGCCCACGTGATGCTCAGCGTGTTCCCGCTCACCTGGGGCGCCTGCTGCGAATCCCGCAGCCGCCCCGTATCCAGAATGTCCCGCAAACCTGGAGCGACATACACCCCCCGCCCATCCGCCCGCGGCGTCCCCAATCCACCAATACTCCTAAACCGCAGCGTCCCGTTCCTCCACTGGAACTGCACTAGCGACAACTGCCGCCGCGCCTCCTCCGCAATGATTGGCGCAAAGTCCTCCAGGATCTGCGTGGAACGCGCCAGCAGCTTCTCGGCGTTCCACTCCTTCAACTCCAGCGTGACCCGCGCCATCAGCTCTGCGTGCGGCTTGCCAGCCGCACTTTGACGCCCAGGGCATCGCTGAGGATGCTGCCTAGCAACCCTGTCTCCCCATAGGGGAGACGCACCTCCAACACCTCACACTCGGTCGCATCCTGCCCCGCAAACGTCACGGTGCCCGAAGTACCGACCTTCACCCTGCTGTCCAGCGACCCGCTGGTCACATAACCCTCGTACAGCACTGTGATGACGTTGACCCCCGGAAACGTCGTCTCCGCCACGCTCTCCCCCTTGAGGTACGCCGACACCGTCACCGTCTCAGTGTTGGCGGTCACGTTCCCGGTCTCCGCATCGGTCGTCGTCCCGCTCGCCGGCACCGTAAAGACCAGCGTCGCATTCTGCAGTGCCGCCAGCGCCGAGGTCATCCACCCGCTCCTTTCCTCCTAGTTTCCCGGCAACCTAGGTTGTAGTCCCGCACCGCCCCGTGGCAGACGATCTCGGCAGTGCTGTACTACGCCTAACACTCGACGACAGCGCACTCCGCTCCGGTCTCCAGCAAACCGAAAACGTCGTCCGCCAGACCACCCAACGCCTGCAAGGCGCCATCGCCACCGGCGGCGGCCCCGACATCCGCGCCCAGCTAGCACTGGCGCGACAGCTCACCCAAGCCGCCCGCGAATACCGCGCAGTCCAACAAGGCCCGATCACAGGCGGCGGCCCCGACGTAGCCCAACAACGCTTACAGATCGAGCAACGAATAGCCGCTGTTAGAGATCTATCAGCTGAATCGGCTCTACGCGCCGAACGTTTACTCACCGAAGCTGCAAAACGACGCGAGCAAATCGTCAGGCGCAGCCGCGGCTTCGCAGGCAGAGCCGGCGGCGCCATCAGCTCCGGCATCATCGGCGGAGGGTTTCCCCTGCTATTCGGGCAGGGTGTTGGCGCCGCAGTCGGCGGCGGCATCGGTGGTATTGCCGGCGGCGCTATCGGCGGAGGGTTCGGCTTCGGCCTCAGCGTCATCGGTACTGCTGTCGGCGCCGCCTTTGACGAGACTCTCACCAAGGCAAAAACTTTAGCCGCCGGACTTAATGACCCGATAGGTCAATTCGACGCTTTACGGGCTGCTTCTATCCTCTCTTCCCGAGGCCTGGAACGCCAAGTCCAGGCTTTGATTGATAGCGGGCGTGAGGCAGAGGCTGCAGCCCAAATTCAGCTTGACCTCACCCGTTCCTACGGTGATACCGCTGCCCTAAACGAACTTCGCAACGAGTTCGACGAACTGGGACGCGCTTTCACCCAACTAGGCATCCTCACCGCTAAGTTCGTCGCCGGTCCGCTCGCCGACTTCCTCAACAAACTCGGCGCTTCCTTCAACGCTTTCTCAAACCGCGCTCTCTTCGAAGAGCGTCTCGCCAATGCTCCCCGCGAAGTCCAAGAAGAGGCCCGGCGCGTGGTACGTGGTCGTGCCGGAGAGCTGCAAGGCACTAGCACACTTTCCGATGTAGCTGCACAGTCGTATCAAGCCGGTCTGGATTTCCTGGACGAAACTATAGGTAAAACAAAAGAAGTTCGAGATGCCGAAGCTGCAGTTGCTGCCGCGTCTCAACGGCAACAAGAACTCGACGCAGCCCGCGTAGACCTTATCGCCGCTCAAGGCAAAGGCTACGACCGCCAAGCTCTCATTCTTCGCAAAAACATCGCATCCTTAGAGGAAGCCCAAAAAATCGCCGCCGCTCCGCCCGAACAGCAAGATGCTATCCGCCGTGAATTTCTTCTGAAGCAGTTAACATTCGCGGCCCAGCTCGCAGCATTGGACCGCGAACGTCTCGCCACGCTCCAGCTCCAATCTGCTGAGTTCCGTATCGGCGCCCAAACTCTGCAGCGCCAGATCGTAAACGCTACAGCCCTCGCCAAAGTTCAGACCCCACAGGGCATCAGCATCGAGCGCCAAGAACTGGAGCGTCGGCAGCAGATCCAAGAGGCCATCGCCGCCGCCCGCGAAAAAGAACTTCGCCTCGGTGCTCGAATCGACGCCGCCCGCATTCGCGGAGGCGATACCGGCGAACAAGAAGCCGCTCGTCTCGTCAACGACCAGCGCTTAGCTGCCCAAGAAACGCGGCTTGCCTTAATCGAAGGCGCCACCGCCCTACGCGATGCCGGGCAGCGATTAGTCTTAGATCTTACTAACGCCGCCATCCGCCTCACCGAAGTCCGCAGCGACCCCCAGGGCCTCAACCGCTTCCTCGACCCCGGCCGCATCCAAGCCCGCGCCCAGCAAGACTTTGCCCTCCTCCTCCCGCAGTTCCGCGAAGCCCAAGGCCGCTTCCGCTCCCTGACCGGCGCCAACGCCCCCGAGTTCACCGGCCCTACCGCCGGGGTCAACGCCGCCATCCGTGACTTCATCAACGCCGTCGATCGGGAGTTCGGAGCAACCGAAACTCTGGAGCAAACGCAACGCGCCCTCGCCGATAACACCTCCGAACTCGCCGCCGTCAACCGCGATCTCGCTGCCGCCACAAACGAACTCGCCAGCAAGGAATGGAACGTTCAAGTTCAGGTCAACAGCGCCTCGGGGGCTGCCTCGGCTTCGGGTGATGTACTGCAGGGTGCACTGTCATGAGCACTACTTTTGTCACGATTGGATCGTTCACCACAAATCGCCTCACGGCGCAGCCTTTTGGTTACGAAGGTGACGCACGCGATGGCCTGACTGCACCGAGCTACCGCATAAGCGGCCTGCTGACCGCATCCGAATGGCAGGATTTGGTATCCGTCTACGAAACCTGGCGAGACCTGCGGATACAGGACACGGATTCCCTCTATGAGGTCTACAACCCAACCGGCCCTGGAAGCACACCTGATCCGGGCTCGACCGTTCTGCTGTCGCTCGGTAAAAGCAATCCAACGGCTGCCCCGATTAATGGCCTCAGCGTAAGTGAAGTCGGGTGCTACTTCACTGAACCACCGAGCGGCGAACAAGCAGGCAACTACATCAATGCCACAGTCACACTTGTTGATGCTGTCAAGGCTCTTGAAGTCCTCCTGTACCAGGAACAAAAGAACCAAGAACGCTCAGACGCCACAGAGCCAGACCTAGGCCTAGAAACATTTGATACTGTCGAGATACAGCTCATCGAAGACGCGGCAACCCGTCAGGACTCTCCGACAGCTTCCCTGACCGCAGGCGGAACCACACTCCTGACCGGCGCCCTCAAGGCTCATGAGGTACGTCGCATCCGGGGCTTCATCACACCAGACAGCAACGGAACCTACTCCGATCTGCTCGACTGGTACGACACCACCATCGAGACAAAACCTAGTGCAGGCGACTGGTTCCCGATTGAGCCGCCATCGGCCACCGTCGAAAGGCGCATCATCGGCGGACTTGTATCTGTCCGATACACTGTAAGCCTAACCCTGTTGAAGGTGCTCTAATGGCTATCGACATCAGAGCCACAAGCTGGGTTCAAATCTTCAGCGCTAAATACCCGATTGTCACAGCCAGCATCAGCGATAGCTACATGCAAGGTGGCGTCGGCATCATCACAACCACCGGCACATGCACCATACAGGGAACTGTTGCTATCCCCAAAGGCCGAGAATTAAGCATACAATACACGCTGGCCGATGGCATCACACGCACCCTCCCGCGAGTGCTGCTGTGCTTTAGCAGTTTCCCCGATCCTCTGCGTGGAACGACCCAGATCGAACTCGGCTGCCCATTTGCCTACGGCAGAGAATACGGGGATAGGTCAGTCATAAAACCAAAGGAACCGACAGAGAAGGGAGATCTTGACGAGTCAGGTCAGTTGGTCAGTCGTGATCCTGAACTCCGCGTCGCAGTCGTAGAAGCCAAAGACGTTGCCGCCGCTTGCTTGACTGCATTTGGATTCGATGAGCTTAACAACTTAAAATCAAAGTTCTTTATTGACGAGTTCGACATGTCGCCAGGATTTTTCCAGATCCTGAGCGATTTGATGGTTTCCGAGGGCTTTATAATCTATGCTTACACTAGAACTTCCTTTAGGAGTACCTCTGCGATTTCGGGGCGTGTAGCCCTCGGCGCCGATAAGATAATCGACATCTCGCCCATCGGTATGGGCGTTGTGCCTGGCACCTCTGTCAACACGACCTACAACGCAATCGTCGTCGATGCTGACGATCAAGCAGAGCTGGCCTGCGAAAGCGCCGATCCAGACGAACCGCCTATCCGCGACCGCCTTTTCGACATTGAAACACTCAACACAGTCAACCGAGGCAGCGTTATCATCCCCTATCAACGCCAAGACGGCATCCAGCGCACTGCCGTCTTTAACACTCTAGAGTCAACCTACGAAGAAACCCAATACCAATACATCATTATCGATCCAGATAAACGGGTTGGTGAATTGGTTACAGCATTTAACGACACCTTCACCAGCGTGACGCCTCTCGGTCCAAAGGAAAAACGCGAAGCAATTCGTGTTCTAACAGGACGTAAATATCTTGAGGAAAAATCTTCTGTCTCCATTTTGGGCTCTTGGGTGACAGCCGCCCTTTCTGCCGGAATCGAAGTCGGCAACTACCAAGTGTCCAGCACCACCGTGGAGACATATCGGTACGACGGCCAAGGCCGAGAAATTGAGCGAATCTTGGAGCGACGCGGCGGCGGTGAATACGGCCTCGGCCTGCTGTCAGTCCCTATGTCGTTTCAAGTAGGCGACACCACTCTAATGGTAGACATACCCGGCGGTGAAATCTTCTTAGAAGGCACCACAGTCCGCACCTATTATTATGGCAACACAGTCAAAACGGTTACCAAGCGCTTTGGCCCTTGGACCGCAACCATCGCAGGCCAGCAGGCCATTGCAGAGGCCCGCGACACCTTTGACACCGTTGACGAGGCAAATGCCTTTATCGCTTCAAATGTTGGAGGAGGCAAGTTCCTGCTGGATGTCACCACATCTATTTCCAGAACACCAGAACAAGAAGAGGACACCGCTGGATCGGACAAAGACCTAGTGCTGGCAAACATCATCAACGGCCCCAAGCAACCAGAACGCGACACCCTCGGAACCCTCGGCGAAGAAGACGGTGGCAGCGGCGGCACCATTACGTTCAACCTGCCTTATGCCCCAGACGACATCGTGATTGCAGTGCCGCAGGTAGGAACAAGCCCAACCCTGTACTGCTACATCGTAGTCAAGGCAGACCCTACTGCTCAAGAAGTCGCCACAGCCTACGGAGTGCTTCAGAACAGCCTACTTTTAGGAAACCGCTTTGGGTGCAACATCGTGACTTCCCCGATGTTCTTCTCACCTCGGCCCGGCAACCGGTTCAGTGTATATCTAGAAGGCTTTGCTGGCTCGTACATCGCTAACGGCACCACATGGACCATCAACTCAGATGGTGTAGTGGTCTCCACCGATGGATTGGCCATAGGAAACCTTGGGGCGTTTAGCTTCTAACCGATGAGCACTTCAGTCCTGGCACCGCTGACCAGCATCGCCTTACAGGCGCTGGCACCGTATGTGATCCAGTCGTGCGTCCTGTCCCCGCCCGCACCACCGCCAGGCCCCACAGACGGCCCCTTCCTGCCTCTGCCTGACGGCTACGACCCCAACGATCTCCCGGTCCTCACCCCCGAGACCAACCTCATCAACACGGCACCCGACCAGATCATCGGCTGCGCCAACGAGCTGGAAGAAGGTGCCGAGCAAACCATACTCACCGGCCTGTTTCCCTCTGCCGTATCCGGTGACGGCATCGTGGATCGCACCAGTGGCGACTTCTGGAAATACAACGGCACCATCTGGGAAAATGTCGGCCCCGCCCCCGGCCCCACCCTCGTCACTGACGGCGTGATCCCCCTGGAGCAACCCGCTATTGAATACGACATCCCCCTGCACCTCCGCCTGACCTCCGAATCTCTGCCCTACGCATTAGAGCTGCTGACCGAGCCCGACCCCATTGGCACAACCACGGCGCTAACCGTTCGCTCTGCTCCGGCCTTCATCCGTATCCCCGACACCGACTTCAGCTTTACTGTCCACGTCCCTTTGGTGGCAGGCGGCGCCTCTACCGCAGTACCACTATCAACGTCAGTCTTAGCTGTGCAAACGCCCGCAGTCAGCAGCGGCGGCTCTGCCTTGGTCCCTGCGGCGACAACATACATCCTCGATACATATCCCATCCCCTACATCGGCAGCGAAGCAACTGTCATCCAAGCTCCGCTCTATAACACAGGCCTTGCTGCCAACACCCCAGCGGTCGCCACAGGCGTCAATGTCACAGTCGGTGTTACTGACATTGCAACTGCAGCAGGCGCACCTCTGATCAACCCTGTAGTTGACCCCGATTTTGCCAGTGTCAGCCTGCTCCTCCATCTAGACGGCAGCAACGGCAGCACGACCTTCACCGACTCCAGCAGCAACGCTCTGGCTGTCTCCGCATCCGGTGGCACGACAATCTCCACAGCACAAAGTAAGTTTGGCGGGGCCTCGGCAGTCTTTGCGGGCAGCTCATCTCAGTACCTATCCGCCGACAACGCGCTACTAAATCTCGGCAGCCAAAGCAACTCTTGGACAGTAGAGCACTGGGTCTACGTCACCAGCTCTTCTGGCACGCAGCCTTTTTGGTCTAATGCTAGTTCCGCACTGAATACCACTGCTAACGCTTGGCTCTGCCGATGCGAATTTTCGGGCAGCCTTTTCCGAATCCGCGTAAGCGCAGTAAACAGCTCTTTTGATACAGAGTTTCAAGCCGTTACAAGCTACTCTTACTCGCTAAATACTTGGTATCACGTCGCCGCTTCCTATGACGCCACAACCCTGCGACTATTTGTCAATGGAACACTTGTCACGTCGCATAATGGCTTTAATCAGGGGCTAGTCCTAAACCCGCCAAACATATTCTTCCTTGGCGCGGGGCCACTCTTTAGCTCTGCCATTTATCTGACAGGCTACATAGACGACTTCCGCCTAACTAATGGCGTGGCTCGTTATACCAGCACCTTCACTGCGCCCACAGCTCCATACCCTGATCTATAAGCCTAGGAAAACTAGGTGCAAGCCTGCTAGTGCCCCGTGGCCGTCACGATCAGCCTGTATAACCACACCGCCAAGCGGTTTGCCGATGGCTCCAATGCCGTAGGCGACACCTACAAGGTCAAGCTGTTGACCGCCGCCACCTTCGACGCCACCCACACAACGCTGACCGCCACGGGTGGGACGGAAGCCACCACCGGCACCGGCTACACCGCAGGCGGCGCCACCCTCGCCAACGTGGCCGTCACCACCGTCACCACCAACGACGCCAAGTTCGACGCCGACGACGTGACCTGGACCGCCAGCGGCGGCTCCATCACCGCCAGTTACGCCATCCTCTACAACGACACCGACGCCGACGATCCGCCGGTTGCCTTCATTGACTTCGGCGGCTCCGAGTCTGCAGGCGACGGCACTGACTTCCTGATCGTCTGGAACGCCAGCGGCATCTTCACCTGGACCGTGAGCTGACATGGCACTATCCACTAGCGTCAGCACCAAAGAGCTAGCCCGTGTCGCCGCAGCAGCCTACGAAGGCGAAACCCTCAAGGTCATGCTCTGCCAGGTTGGCGTCACCGGCTACACCGCCGAAAGCACCGTGGCCAACTGGCAGAGTGCCGAGGTCAGCGGCAACGGCTACGTCCGCTTCTCCGAGGTCATCGGCACCGGCACCTACAGCGCCATCAATGGCCGCTACCAGCTCCCCACCATCGACGCCGATTTCACGGCCACTGGTGCGGGCTACACCTACGACCGCATCGTGCTCTACATCGACGGCGCCACCTACCCCCACAGCGTCATCAGCGAAGATCCCAACATCGTTCTGATCTCCGGCCAGACCCAGACCTATAGGTTAAGCTTGGTGACTGATGATTAAGGCCCATGCCCTGGAGAAGGCTTGACACACTCAAAGAGGTATTCTTTGGTCCGTATGTACGCGGTGGTAAATCGGTTGTTTATGTGTATCTGAGAGAATCTGACGGTACGCCATATTACATCGGCGTCGGCAGCACAACAGATAGACCTAAATCTAGACATCATGCAACTAAACCTCCTCGTGACCTTAGACTAGTTAGACCACTTCGCGGACAACTCACAAAGCAACAGGCTTGGGAGTGGGAAAAATACTACATAAAACACTACGGAAGAAAAGACATAGGCACGGGTATCCTCAGAAATCAATCTGACGGCGGCGAGGGCAACCTAGGATATAAGCATACGCCCGAAACAAAGCAGCGCGTAAGTATGCAGTTCAGAGGACGCAAACAAAGTCCTGAGTGGGTCGAAAAGAGAATATCGCAAATACGTGGAGAAAATAATGGTATGTACGGTCGTAAACATTCTCCCGAAGCTCGACGCCAGATGAGCTTAAGTAGAACAGGTAGAAAGCGAGGGCCATTGTCCGAAGAAACAAGGCGTAAAATATCCGAAGCCAAAAAAGGCAAGCCAAGTGGTCTAAAAGGTAGCAAAAGAACAGAAGAACAAAAGAAAGTTATGAGCATCGCTAAGCTAGAAAGTCACCGTATAGCGAGACAAGCAAGAGCCGATGCCAGAGGAGTAACAGTTGAGGTTCTACTTAAGCTTGAAAAGCGGGAACGCAACCAACGCGCCTACGCAAACTGGAAAGCTAAGCAAGCGGAGCAGGCCTGATGAGCACCAACATCAGGGTCAACGTCGGTAACCCCCAGCGGCTCATTGACCTGAACAGGCGTCAACAGAAAGCTAACCGCGAAGCCTTCGTGATCCGCGACGAAGCCCGAAGAGCTTCCGACAAAGCCTTTGACCAACTGGAACGCGAACGCAAAGCCGCCGGCCTAGACCTTGCTACAGGCCGCCCCATCACCTCCGCTCAAGCTGCTTCAGGCTTCCCCCGCATCGACCAAGAACCCGCAGCCTTCAGAACCGGCGCCGAAACTCTCGGATTCAACTGGTTCATCGTCTCCAACAACGACACTGACTTCAACCTTGTCAATCCTATAGCCGACGGATTCGACAGACGATCAAATAGTCCAACGGTTCAGGGCACGAACGCAGGCAGAGGCATCTACGTCAGCTCAACCGATGGAACGTTCTGGCTATCTCAGGCAGACATACCAGAGCTTGCGGCTCCATCAGGCTTTGACCCTGGCTCTACCACTACTTACGTTTCGGGCGAAACATACCGCTTTGATTATCCGTTTCAACGCTGCGTCTACGACGTATTCCCAGTAGGCAAGGGCAACTACGTCTTGACCTTCCGCTTTCAGAACGCCTATGCCAAAGGCATCTGGATCTTCTCAAGCACCGGCTTCCCTCCTGTTTATGACTTCACACCATCAGGAAACGTTACCAGCGGCATCATTGAGGTCTACAAGTCCTACTTGGTCAGCAAGTCAACAGTAAAAGAAATCGACACCCCCAGTGATGTCAAGAGCTACTTCGATGCCTACTTCCCCGGCATAGTACCAATCAGTATTACGCTGCGTCGCTATGCGACTCCCACCGACGCGCCATACACCTTTATACAGGAAGCAACAACAGAACCCAAATACAGCGGCTTTGCAGAGTCTTACGGCTCCATGCAATCTTATTTTCAAGTTCAAAATAGCTACTTAAACCTTGCAGAATGGAAGACTGGGTGGTACCAAGATGCTATGCCAGTTCCTAGCACAGGCGGAATACGCAGAGACTTACTTGGATCACCAAGCATCTACGCTCGCGCCAACAACCTAGACGCCGGATGGCTTAGCGGCTTCAGCACATTTGATCCGCCTGGAGAACCACAGAACAACTTTGCAACTATGCGGGACTGGGTAAACGCCTCCTACACTCAAAGCCAGAGCGCCAAAAAAAGCAAAACAGTTGCCTATTACTTGCCAGACTGGAACCCTCTTTTTGATTCCCCAATGACAACCCCTATACCAATTTACAGTACGATTGAAAACCCGACAAACCAAGCCTGGAACACGCCTTTGGAACCCAGAGTCGATCCGTCTTTGCCTAATAATTTTTGGTCATCATATAAAACACTCAGCTTTGACGACGCCGCACTGCCCATGCCCTCCGTAAGTAATGTCAGTTCAGACTTTCGCGTGTTCTGCCTTGTGACTGACTGGGGCAACCCTGCCTATTGCTACAGCCAGGCCCTGGCTCTCGGTTTTTCTCCTGCTGATATAAATCCATGACCGACCCAAAGGCCATCATCCAGCGCATCCAAGCGCAGACCCAGGCCAACCGCTACGCATTTCTCATCCGCCAGCTCAACGCTAAGCTGGCAGACAAGATCCGCCGTAGCTGACTGTGCTCCCGTTCGTCCAGGCCCCCGCCCCAGTCAAGAAGCGCCGCATCGGCAATCCCGCGAGCGGGATACTGGAGATGGAAGAGCGTGGTGGCCTCACAGTCAACGAGTCCAACACCATCACAGAACTGTTGGACGCCCAGCAGAGCAGCCTCGCCTCCGCCGCCAAGCTCGCCGACGCCATCGCCACCGAACAATCCATCTCCATCACCGAAGCCTTCAAAATCATCGAAGACTCCATCGCTGGAGCGAAACTCGAAGACGCCGCC